GAAATTCCTTATATCCTCAAATTTTGCTATATCATCAATACTTTTTAATTTCTTCTCATAATATTTTCGTTTTTCTATATTTTTACCTTCATTATCGTTAATAAAAATTGATAAGTCACCTGGGACAATTTTCGGTTTAGGAAGTATGAAATGTTGATCAATTTTAAAATCTTTTTCATCTCCAAATAGACTAGTTCCTATTAATTCAATCGCTAGCCCTACCCCTCTCTTAATATAGAGGGAATTGACAAGTATTACAACCAATTCTTCAGAAGATAACTGAGTACGCAATATACCAATATAATTTTTAAACTCATGCTCATCTAATTTATTTTCATCGTGTCTTTCATTTAGGCTCTTCAATATCCTATGAAATATCTTAAAATATGAGCTCATTTTATTATAAACTTCGTCAAATTGAACCGTGATTATCAACTCCACTTTTAACTCCACTTTTTCTTGTTCAGATAAATTTTCTGTTGTATATTTTTTTGGAATATCTGACTCATTATAAAGCTTTTTCTTCGTAGGTAAATAATAAAGAAAACCCGTCCCATTTCCAAGAGGTATTTTGTAGTCTTTTATAAATGAATAATTATCTTTGGAATTAATTGCTTTGTCAAATAGAAAGCTTATAGAATCTTTTGTATCTTGTTTATTTTGTTCTTTTTTAAATAAATCTAATAAACTATAAAATTCTCTATTTGCATCATCAATATTTCTTCTTTTTTCCTCTGCTTTTTTATCCTTTTCTCTATCACTCTTTGCTTCATCTTGCATTTTTAGGGTGTTTCTAAAAACAAGAAATGTTAAGATAGGAGCGATTAAAGATATGAATAATTTTAAAAGTTCCAACCTGCTAATACTAATGTTGTTCGGATTAACTTTTTCTGAAAAGAAAAATCTATAAACTTTTCCCAAAGCAGGTAAGAAATAGAGGATTGCTACAGATATTATTAATACAGCCCAGAATCGCCAATCTTTATAAAATTGTTTCTCATCCTTTTGGTTTTTTTCAATTGCCACTTTTGTCCTCCTTGTATTCTAATAGAATAACAAAAGAGTATGAAAAAAGCATTTATTTATTAATAATCAATGCTTTTACTATACCACTTCAATTGATTCGATTTCATCCGAATAGAAAATGAAGTCATCGAAAGAATCATCAGGTTTCAATCCCCAATATTCGCCTTCATTATCATTATCATCATCAGAGGTGTAATCATTGATAATTCCCAAGTACTTATTTCCGTTCTTGAAAACAACTTTTACATGTTTACCAAAGTACTTATTATAAGTCATGCTTACCATTATTACTATTCCACGGCACAATATGAGTCCGCTTTTTGGAGTGATGTATCTTTATACCAGTGACCTGTTTACCACTGGATGCATCATAACCAATAAGTTTTCCTGTGTCAATCCTTTCTTTTGGAGTTGCTCTACCAGCCTCAGTTCGTTCAATTTTTCCAGTCCCAGCATATTTATCAAATAACTTTTGAACATCAATATTATCCTCGAAGTAACTCTTACCTTTAGTTAATGTTGATGCCATATGTGGTCCTTGTTTTTCGGGATTAATTATTGAACCATAACGCCCATCTTGTAAACGAGATTTTACAAAATAATTGTCTTTTAATCTCGTCCATTTCTTACTATCATTATACTTTATTTCCTGGTATTCATCCAGTGACTTAGGTCCATTTCCACCAAGAACTGACTTCATTTTCAAATAACTAGCGTTATCTTTCGAATGATTAAGTACTGTCTTTTTGTAGTTAGTAATTTCAGTATCAGAATGCTTGCTTTTCAGCATATTCATCCACTCATCATAGGTAGTGTCACCTTTAATATCAAATGTTTTACCAGTGATAGGGTCAAGTGCCTTCCGTGGTACGTTATTTAGTCGTTCTGAATACGTTGAAGCAACTGAACGACACCACGGATGAAAAGGTGGATATGTACCTTCTGCACCATTTACAACCGCTTCAGATACTAGAAAAACTTTATGGTCTTTATGACGACAAATTTGCGATGTTCTCAAATCTAAGATAGCAATGATTTGATATTTCTCAACGCCATTGTTTTTCCACGATTTGAGCTTTGCTTGGTTCGCCATATAATTCGCTTCAGTACGAATTAAACGCCTAGCAACGTTAATTGAGCGGTCAAATTCACTAGCAATTGCCTTTGACATCTGAAATTCACTCATTCCAGATGTCAAAGGCAATCCACAGATTTGGTAGATAACTCTTTGAACTTATAGCCTTTTTTATTCCAGACTTCTTTAACAATACCATTATTAGCATTTACTTGAGCTTCATGAATGATCGTTTCAGCAGTAGTTTCTTTGTATGCTTCATCTATCGTGTCAACATAAAAAGATGTCTGCTTATCAAGCTGAACATCTGCAATTTGTTTTGTTACTAGATAAGACTTTGCTTTTAAATCTTCTGCACGAGTAATTCTTGATTTAAGTGCTAGTCCTGTGAGCCGCTTTTTAGCTTCTCTTTGCAAGTCAGGGTTGCTGATATCTTTAGCTAATCTTCTAAGCTCAACTAATTCAGAAATAGGAACAGTTTCATTAAGCATTCTTTTGGCTTCATCATCTGTCAGTTCCGTTTGCTGCTTAGTTCTACTAAATAATTTAGCAATCTGTTTTGTTAAATATGATTGAGCTTGTTTGTATGCCTGTGCTACGACTTCCTCAAGCTGTTTAGCACCGTCATTTACTTTCTTTTCGGCTTTAATCGCTCTTTTTTGCCAGTAGTCAGACATTCTTTTTACTCCTCTACTATTACATGTTCAGGGTATTGCTCAGCTATTGAAACTATTCCATCATAAAGTATCTTAAGGCTTGCTAGTTCTTTATCTGTTGGATCAAGTATAAAATATCCTTCATCACGCTCAAAAGTCTTACCAAAGGATAACAATGCATTAGTAACTGTGATATATAAGGCAGAAACCCCAGCACATACAATATCATTTCCAATATTTGCAAAGCCTGCATGGCCTGTCACTTGATACCAATAAATTTGGCTGTTTTTCTTTTTGAATTTAGCTGTAATCATTTAGCTTTTTTTGTTTTTGCTGCTTTAGCATTAGTTTTTTGAGCTTTGTTTTTTGTTGTTTTGGCCATTCTCTTGGTCTCCTTTTTGGTCTGTCTGATTACCAGACTGTTTATTGTTTTTATCTTGATTTTCTTCCTCATTTTCATCAGGTGGATCATCAAGATTAGAGTGGCTGTCTTCTGACTGAACGCCCATAGCTTTCTTATTCATTTCGATAGCATCTTCTTTTTCCTCTTGTAACTGTTCAAGAACTTCATCGACATTATCAATATCTGGAAGCCATGAAAGCAAGACTTTAAGAGGTAGAATTCCTGATTAATAATATCAGTTGTATTGATTGGTAAATTAGGTTTGAGATTAATCTTAATACCATCAATATCAACATTGTTATTGCTTATTTCTAAATAATTTGCAAAGAGAATCAAACGTTGTCTGAGACCTTTTATCATATACCGCTCTTTAACTGACATAAGCTGTAGCAATCCAAAGAGTTTGTACTTCATTGCCTCGCCCGAAACGTTTCCTGAGAAGTTTTTATCATTCATATTAGGCACATAAGTCACTTTATGGATATCTTCGAGGAACGAATCTCGTAATATAGCTACTGAACTCTCGTCCATTGTTTTTGTTAGATAACTTGCATCTGCTTCAGTTGGTGTTGCATCAGTCTGTAGTATTTTTTCAGAAGCTAACCTTGCTCCATCTCCGTCCTTGAGAGTAAACCCGCGGATGAAAAGTATTGCATCCACAAAGGCCTCTTTGTCATTTAAACGGTCAGATTGAAGCGAGTTATAAGCATCAATTAAACTAATTGCTTGCTCAAAATCTCCTTGTCGTTCTTCGTTATTTCGATATTCAATAACAGGTACTGCCTTAAAATAATGCGGAAGTGCTTTGATTAATTGATAATCTCCGAAACCAATTGAAGCAGCTCTATATGTTATCACCCAATTATCGTTATAATATTTGACAAGATAGTGATCAATAGCTCCTTGCAAGTTATATACCTTTTGATAATGGACTGCAAATAAAGGATTTGCATCAATCGTATCATCTGTAACAAGAAAGATTCCTCT